GCCTTTTTTCTACACCCGCATTTCAGGGGTTTTAGGTTGCTAACATGGGAGGATGCCAAACCCACCAAAACCTATTGAACAAAAGCGCCTGCTCGGCAATCCCGGTAAGCGTGCCATGCCTGGGGAGGAAAGCACGATTACGTTGTTTTCTGGGAAGGTTGAACCGTTGTTCCCGCTTGGTGAGGCCGGTCAGAAGCTGTGGGACTCGGTGTTCAATGACGGTGAGTTGTGGATTTCCCCGCGCACTGATGTTGCTTGGTTGCAGGTTGTGTGTGAGTTGTTGGATCGGCGTGAGGTGTTGAAGCAGGAGTGGATGGCTGACCCGGCTGACCGCAAACTGAATATGTCTTTGCTTGAAACGGAGAAATTGCTGCAGTCTGGTTTGGGGTTGCTGGGTTTCACGCCTACGGATCGCAGTCGTCTTGGTGTTGCTGAGGTAAAGGCGAAGTCGAAGCTTGAGGAGCTTATGGAGCGTCGCGCTAATCGTGAGGATGCTCGTGGATAGTTGGCCTCCGAAGTGGCTGACTCCTATTCCTGAAGAACAGTTGGCGCGTGGCAGGGTTGAGGAGCCTGTTGCTGATTTTGTTGAGGCTTTTGGGCGTATCACGAAAGACTCGGTTGCGGGTCGTGCGGGTTCGCCTTTGGTGTTGCGTGATTGGCAGAAGCTTCTTCTCGAACATTTGTTCGCATGGGATGACGACGGCCTGCGTAACCGTATCTCGCTTGTGGGGATGCCGAGGAAGAATGGAAAGTCTGCGCTCGGTGCAGCACTGGGATTGTATTCGCTCATTCTTGGCCCTAAGGGTGCTGAAGTGTATTCGGTGGCTGCGGAGAAGGAGCAGGCCCGTATCGTGTTCCAGGATGCTCGCCGAACGATTGAGGCAAGCGCTGAACTCTCTGCCATAACGAAGTTGTATCGTGACGCGATTGAGCTGCCGAAGTTCAATTCGGTCTATCGCGTACTGTCTGCAGAGTCGGTGACGAAAGAGGGGCTGTCACCGACGACGGTCATCTTTGACGAGTTGCATGCCCAACCGGATCGTGAACTGTTTGACGTGTTCTCTCTGGCTATGGGTGCGCGTGGGAAACTTTCGACGATGATAGCCATCACAACTGCTGGCGTAAGAAGTGATCGCAGCGGGCGCGATGGAATAGCTTTCAACTTGTATCAGATGGGACAGAAAATCGCACGAGGCGAGATGGAAGACCCGACATTTTTCATGGCGTGGTGGGAGTCCGAGGGTGACCACCGGTTGAGAGAAACCTGGGATGAAGCAAACCCTGGGTTCGGTGATCTGAACGCTGAATCGGATTTTGAGTCTGCTATCCGGCGAACACCCGAAGCTGAGTTCCGTATCAAGCGCTGCAACCAATGGGTGTCGAGTGTGGAAACGTGGCTCCCGGCGGGTTCGTGGGATGAGTGCGCTGGTGAGGTAACCCTAACCTCCGAGGATGAGATTGTTCTCGGCTTTGATGGTTCTTATAACGGTGACGCTTCGGTCATTGTTGGTGCTGTGGTGCCGAAGGTTGAGGGCGACCCGGTGAAGATGTTTCTGGTGAAGGCGTGGGAGAAAGACCTGGAGCATGACCCGGATGATTGGCGGGTTGACATTGGTGAGGTGGAGCAGACTGTCATGGACTTCTGTCAGAAGCACACTGTCCGTGAGATTGCTTGTGACCCGTTCCGGTGGCAACGGTCTATGGAGGTGCTGGAGAACAAGGGTTTGCCGGTGGTGTCTTTCCCGCAGTCCCCGCAGCGCATGATCAAGGCTTGTGCTCGTTTCTATGATGCGGTTGCGGAGAAGAAGATTGTGCATGACGGTGACCCGTTGCTTGCCCGGCATATTGGTAACACGGCGGTCAAGTTGACTCCGGCTGGCCCGCATATCAAGAAAGAGAACCCGAACAGTCCCCGGAAGATTGACGCGGCTGTTGCTGCGATTCTGGCTCATGACCGCGCCTCCGGTAAGATAGAAGAACAGGTCATTCCTGAGTTTTTCGGTTAGGGGTTCGATGTCTACGGTTTTGCAGGTTGCGGGTATGGCTGGGATTACGCTGGGCGCTTTCTTCTTGGCTGTCCCCGCCGGTTTGATTGTTGGTGGGGTTTTCTTGTTGGTTGTCGGCTTCGCATTGGGGAAGTAATCCGTGGTTCTAAATAGGTTGTTTGAGGAACGCGCAACATCGTTCCAAACCATTTTCCAGGCTGGGGATGACCTGGCGTTCGGCAACTTGTCGGACACCTTCATTGACAGCAAGACCGTGTTCCAGGTCAACGCTGTGTTCAGTGCCGTGTCTTTGATTGCTGACACGATCAGCACGCTCCCGCTTGACGCTTACATTCGCATTGACGGGCAACGGCGTGCATTCCGACCCCGGCCTGCATGGGTTGACAAACCTGATATTGCGTTGCCTCGGACAGCGTTCTACAACTCCGCCATAGTTTCCTTGCTGCTCGACGGCAACTTGTTTGTGCGCGTGTTCAGCAACCAGCGTGGTGAGGTTGTGAACCTTGTTGTGTTGAACCCGCTCACGGTTGAGGTGAAACGCAACGCCCGTGGTGAAGCCGTGTTCACAGTGGAGAACGAACCCAAGACCCTCACGTCTGAGGACATTATTTTCATCCCTGATGTGTTACGCCCCGGTCAGATGCGTGGTGTTTCCCGTGTTGAGGCTTTGAAGGAGAACTTCGGTCTTGCACTCGCCCTGGAGCGGTTCGCTGCAACGTTCTTCGGTCAGGGAACTAACTTGGGTGGTGTTATTGAGTTCCCCGGTAACTTGACGGCCGAGCAGGCTGAGAACCTCCGCAACTCGTTCGATGTGAAGCACAAGGGTTGGAGGCGTGGTCACCGCACCGGCATCCTGTCCGGTGGGGCAACGTTCAAGACTACGCAGGTGGATCCTGAGGGCGCTCAGAGCATTGAGGCTCGCAGGCTTGCTGTGGAGGATGTGGCGCGGGCTTTCAATATCCCGGCGAACATGCTGAACATCCCTGGAACAACAACTTATGCTTCGGTTGAGCAGAATAACTTGCAGTTCATCACTCACACTTTGCGCCCGATTGTGCAGAAGCTTGAGGGTGCTTTCTCCCCGCTGATGGCTCGTTATCCTGGTGGGGAAACAGCGTTCATCAAGTTCAACCTTGACGGCCTTGCACGCGCTGACCTGCAGAGCAGGCTTTCGGCTTACAGCACTGGGCTCCAGGCGGGCTTCTTGACAATCAATGATGTTCGTCGCCTTGAGGACTTGTCTGACATTGCAGACCCCGCTGCTTCGCAGGTGCGCGTGCCACTGGCGAACATGAACATTGAGGCTGCTGACCTTATCGCTGATGAGAAGCGCGTGAAGATGGCACAGGTGCTTGTGCTGTCTGGTTATGATCCTGCTGAGGCTTTGGCTGCTGTTGGTCTTGATCCGATTGCTCACACTGGTTTGGCTTCGACTCAGTTGCAACCTGTTTCGATGATTGACCCGGAGAACCCGAGCGCTGTCTACGAGGTCGAATAATGGATGTGACCGGTTACATTGTTTCAGTCGGTACTGCTTCAGTGCCGGTTGTTGGAATGTCTGCCGACACTCAGCATGTTGTCATTCAGAATCAGGAGCCGGCCTCGACTCCTGATGGGTATGCTCGTGCTGGTTATCTTTACATTGCTGGCGGGACTGTAACGATTGCTTCTGGTGGTACGGCTTTGTTCAATCTTGCTACTGGGGCTGCTGGTTTGCAGATTGAGGGTTATGAACTGGTGAGCACTGCTCAGCCTGTTTATGCTGAACTGGTCGAGGGCGCAACAGTGACCACAACTGGTGGCGCTGTTCCTTCCTACAACTTGAACCGTACTGAAGCTGACGATGCCACAGCTGTTCTGACTGCTGCGTCAACGGTGACGGGTGGCTCTGCTATTTCTTCTGAGCTGATTACTGCTTCAAAGCAGGGCGGTGGCGGTGGATTGATTATCTCGAAGATTCACACCCTGGAGGCTTCTTCTGATTATGCTTTCCGGTTCAAGAACATC